GGTACGAGGTCCAGTTCGGGCGGGGGTCCATAGGCAAGGCGATCGAGCCGGGCAACCTCGTGCGGCTGACCTACCTGTCGTCGTCCGGGGAGGCTCCGAACGGGTCGTACCAGTTCGTCCCGGTCGCCGGCTTCGACGGCTACACCGTCTCCTGCACGACCGTCTCCCGCGCGTACGGCGGCGCGGCCAAGGAGGACGTCGAGTCCATCAAGTTCCACGCGCCCCGCCACTTCACCACGCAGGAGCGCGCCGTCACCCGCTCCGACTTCGTCAACCTGGTCAGGTCCAAGTTCCCGCAGGTTCAGGACGTCATCGCGTACGGCGGCGACGAGGTCGTGCCCAAGCAGTACGGAAAGGTCATCCTGTCGGCCAAGCCGTACGGGGACACCGTCCTGAGCGACCGCCTCAAGGCCGAGATCATCGCGTACGTCAGCGGTAAGAACGTCGTCACCGAGCCCGTCATCGTCGACGCCGAGTACGTCTACGCCGAGCTCGAGACCCGCGTGCGATACGACGGGTCGGTCACGACCACGTCGCAGGAGTCGATCCGCACGGCGGTCGAGGACACGATCCGCACCTTCTTCGAGAGCGACCTGACCGGCTTCGGCGTCGACCTCCGCTACTCGCAGCTACTCAGGGCCATCGACGACTCCGACCCGGCCATCGTCGGCAACGCCACCAAGCTGACCCTGCTCAAGAAGCTCTACCCGCGCGAGGGGGTCGACAACGGCGTCTCGTTCACCTTCATGAACCCGCTCTACGTCGCCAACCGCGTGGCCGACCCCGTCAACCACGACGCCATCGTCTGGTCCAGCAACTTCGTCTTCGAGTTCGCCGGCGTCCTGTACGACGCGGCCATACAGGACGACGGCGCCGGCACCATGTTCCTGTACACGCAGGACGGCGACGACCGCGTCGTGCTGGTCCCCGACGTCGGCACGGTCGACTACGAGACCGGCGAGGTCAACGTCACGTTCAGGCCGTTCTCCTACGACACGGTGATCGAGTTCAGGGCCACGCCCGACAGCTACGACGTCTCCGTCGAGGCCAACGTCTTCCTCGCCCTGGCCGACGACACCCTCTCCGTCGAGGTAGAGCGCCTATGACGAGGGTATTCGCCCGCACCTCCCAGTACCTGCCGCAGCAGTTCCCGTCCCTCTACAGGGACGAGGGGCCGAACTTCATCGAGTTCGTGAAGGCCTACTACGCGTGGAAGGAGACCGAGTCCGTCAGGCTCAAGAGCCGCCGCCTCCTCGACTACGGGGACGTGGACGACACGGAGGCGTCCTACCTGTCCCACTTCGTGGCCAAGTACATGTGGGGCCTGCCGACCAACCAGGTCGGCGACGTCCGCTTCCTGGTCAAGCACGTGCTCGACGTCTACCGCTCCAAGGGCAGCGTCGAGGGCCTGAGGCTCCTGTTCCGCCTGCTGTACGACCGCGACGTCAACGTCTACGTCCCCAGCAAGGACATGCTCGCGCCGAGCGACGCCACCTACGTACAGATGAAGTACCTCGAGCTGACCGACGAGCCGGGCAACGAGTCCCTGGTGCAGACCAGGGTCTACGGCTGGGTCAGCGGGGCCACAGCCATCGCCGAGAGCTACGTCGAGACCTCGGTTCGGGGTCGTCCGGTCAGGATCCTCTACCTGTCCAACATCGTCGGCGAGTTCCTGGTCGACGAGAAGGTCTACTCGGACCTGGTCCCGGCGGCCGTCGCGCCGCGCATCCTCGGCTCCATGGTCGAGTTCGAGCAGACCGAGACCCTGGCGAACAGCGCGGTCGGCAACAGGTACGACGACGCCCGGGCCTACGGCACGGTCAAGGTCTCCGAGATCAGCTACATCGCGGGCGGCGAGATCACCTTCACCCTGTCGTTCGGCGGCAAGGGGTACACCCGCAGCGCGTCCATCACCGTCGTGGCGGGCGCCCTGCTCGACTCGGCGGGCGACTTCCTGATGACCGAGGCCAACGAGTACCTGGACGCGTTCCTGACCGGCAGCGGCGCGTCGTTCGCCATCGACGAGATCACGAACTCCGAGGTCCTCGACGTCGACGCGACCATCATCCTGCCCTACGAGCTGGACCTGCTCACCGCGGCCACCTTCACGTACTACCCTCCCCTGCTGACCGAGGACCTGTTCACGGTCATGACCGAGGACGGCTACGCCCTGCTCGGCGAGCCCAGCGCCGGCTCCACCACCAACGACGCCACCCTGATCTCGGTCTGGGAGAGCGTGCGGCCGGTGACGGTCGGCACCATCTCCCTCATCTCGACCACCAGCAAGGGCTCGGGCTACATCGACGACGCCACCGTCATCGTGGAGGAGCAGTTCATCGCCGACCTGCTGATACCCGACGGCCTGGGCGGCTTCTACGGCGCCGACGCGGTCGTGCTGGCCGACGTGGCCCCGGACGCGCAGTCCGCCACCGACTACAAGGTGGAGAGCTCGGGCTTCGGCTACTACGACGGCGAGGAGCTCGTCCTGGTCTACGGCGGCGACGAGTACCTGGAGACGCAGGCCGGCGCGCCCCTCACCACCGAGGACGGCGCGAAGCTCGTGTACGGCAAGGACGACAGCGAGACCCTCTCGGGCCGCGTCGTCATCGGCGCCGTCGGGCGCATGGCCGGCTACTGGGTCGACAACGACAGCATGCTCAACTCGAACAAGGTCATTCAGGACAGCTTCTACTACCAGGAGCACTCGTACGACGTGCAGACCGACTTCTCGCTCAGCGAGTACGAGCGGGTGCTGCGCTCGGTCTACCACCCGGTCGGCGTGGAGCTGTTCGGAACGACGCGAGCATACCTGGACAACCCGGAGAGACACGTGGCCGCCTCGGCCGTGACGCTCTCGCCATACCCGTGAGGAAACTGACTTGACCACCACGACCAAGCTCACGTCCGAGGGCGTAGACGTATTCATCGAGTCCATCAACCGGGACTACGACGAGTCCAAGTACTACGTGTTCACCTCCAAGTACACCGAGTGGCCGGGCGGCGACGTCGCCCCGACGCTGGCCAACACCTCCGTCCGCTTCCAGCAGGAGGCGAGGAACGAGATGATGTCACTCAAGAAGGTGCTCCCGCTCGGCGTCCGCAGGATGATCCGCAGGAAGGACTGGACGAGCGGCACCGTCTACGACGCCTACGACGACGTGGCGAACCTAGAGGAGCTGGACTTCTTCGTGGTCAACACCAACCGCGAGGTCTACAAGTGCCTCGACAACGCCGGCGGCGCCCCGAGCACGGTGGTGCCGGCCTTCACGTCCAACAGCGCGTTCACCTCGGCCGACGGCTACGTCTGGAAGTACATGTTTTCGGTCAGCGAGGACGCCATGGACCTGCACTCGACCGCGAACAGCATGCCCATCGAGGAGTCCCTCGACGTCGTCGAGTCCGCGGTGGACGGCTCCATCGAGGTCGTGCGCGTGATCGACTCTGCGAACGCGTGGCCGTCCCAGGAGACCACCTCGGTACTGGCGGCCGTGTCGAACAACACCTTCCGCGTCGACGCCCTCGACCAGGTCGACCCGGACTACTACGTCAACTTCGGCCTCTACGTCACCTCGGGCGGCGGGGCCGGGTTCCTGTCCAAGATCTCGTCGTACACGGCCAACGGCAGCGGCTACTTCGTCTCCACCGAGCAGTCCAACACGCTGGTCACCACGGGCTCGGCCGCCCTGATCTCGCCGCTCGTGACCATCACGGGGGACGGCTCCGGCGCCAAGGCCTACTGCACCGTCAACAACGCGGCCCACCAGGTGCACTCCGTCGTCATGATCGAGCGCGGCGTCGACTACAAGTGGGCGTCCGCCACCGTGACCTGCAACAGCATGCACCAGTCCACCGCGACGGTGAGGCCCATCACCAGCCCGCCGGGCGGCCACGGCAGGCACCCGCACGTCGAGCTGCAGTCCGACTCCATCAAGTTCGCCGTCAAGTTCGACCCGAGCGACGGCATCCTCACCAAGTACCGTAAGATCGGGATGATCAAGAACCCGAAGACCCCGGCCGGGGCCGACGTCACCGCCGCGCTGGCCGCGGCGTACCACACGGCGAACGTCACCCTGCTGCCGGGCGTGACCTACCCGCCGACCCCGGGCGAGACCATCGTCGGCTACAACACGGGCGCCCGCGCCACGGTCATCACGTCCAACACCACCTACGTGACCTTCGCCGACGTGTCCGGGACGTTCGCCAACGGGGAGATCGTCCTCGGGTCCACGAGCTCCTCGCTGGTCTCCCTGGACGCAATAAATACCCCGACGGCCAACTGCAACAGCGGCACGATCATCTTCCTCGACGCCCTCTCCGCGGTGCAGAGGCAGTCCAACGCGTCGGAGACGGTCTACGTAGAGATCAAACTGTAGGGCTAGATGAGCGAACTCAACACGAACTTCAACGTCTCCCCGTACTTCGACGACTTCTCGGAGGCGAACGACTACTACAGGATCCTCTTCCGCCCGCGCGTGCCGGTGCAGGCGAGGGAGCTCACCCAGCTACAGACCAACGTACAGAAGCAGGTGCAGCGCTTCGGCGACCACGTCTTCAAGGACGGAAGCGTCGTCGACGGCTGCCACGTCACCTACCAGTCCAACCTGGACTACGTCTCCCTCGAGAACTTCTTCGACGTCGACAACACCCGCTCGGTCGAGACCATCGACGGCACCTACACGCTCGTCGGCGAGACCAGCGGCGTCAGGGCCGTCGTGCTCGCGGCCGTCGAGGGCTTCGAGGCCACCTTCCCGCTCACCAACCGGTTCTACGTCCGCTACGTCAGGGCCGGGGCGACCGAGTCCAAGTTCACGCAGGGCGAGTACATCCGCGTCTACTCCTCGGACCAGGAGACCCTCGGCACCATCAACGAGGCCAACTACGTCGACCGCATCCGCGTCTTCAACGTGCTCAGCTACGCCGGCGTGGGCTACGGCGTCTCCGTCTCCGACGGCATCATCTACCACAAGGGCTTCTTCTCCCGCGTCTCGGCGCAGACGGTCATCGTCAGGAACTTCGACAGCAACCCGAACGGGTACCGCGTCGGCTTCGACACCAACGAGTTCGTCATCACCGAGGACCAGGACCCGACCCTGACCGACAACGCCCTCGGCTACCCGAACTACAACGCGCCGGGCGCCCACCGCCTCAAGCTCGTCCCGACGCTGGTGGCCAAGACGCGCGAGGAGGCGGCGCTCAATAAGAACTTCTTCGCCATCGTCGAGTTCGACACCGACAACCCGACCGAGCAGAACAACAACCCGCAGTACGACGCCCTCGGCGACGAGATCGACCGCAGGACGTTCGAGGAGTCTGGCGACTACGTCGTCAAGCCGTTCTCCATCGAGACCTTCCCCGGCGTCAACGCCAACACCAACCTGGAGGACGCCAACCTGTTCTCCTACGCGGTGTCCACCGGCATCGCCTACGTCAAGGGCCACCGCGTCGAGAAGATCGGTTCGACTCGAGTGACCGTCGAGCGCGCCTACACCGAGGACGTGTCCGAGGCGCAGATCGTCACGATGAACTTCGGCAACTACGTCATCGTCGACGAGCTCATGGGCGTGTTCGACGAGAACTGCCCGGAGGTCACGATCTACGACGCGGCCCAGGACACAATGACCGACCTCGAGAAGGCGTCCGGGGCCAGGGCTGGCTCGATCGTCGGCTACGCCAACATCAGGTCGATGGAGTACTACGCCGGGACCAAGGGCCTGGCCAACTGCCAGTACATCGCCTACCTCGACAACATCAGGATGAACTCGGGCAAGAGCTTCTCGGCCCACGCCAAGAGCATCTACGCCACGGGGTCCCACGGCGACGCCCGCTGCGACGTGGTGCAGACCACTAACCGCTACGCGAACGGCACGCTGTACTACAAGTCCAACCTCTACGACGCCAACCGCCGCACGCTGGTGTTCCCGATAGGGCCGAGCGCGGTCAAGTCGCTGGCCGACAACTCCGGCGCGACCGACACGCAGCTGATATTCAACGACACCGCCAACGCGACCCTCCAGACCAACGGCTACGTCTCCGTCTCCCTGAACGCCCCGCAGCCGGGCGGACCGGAGCGCGTCAACGCGTCCGGTACCCTGACGTCGCTGGGCGAGAAGCTCAAGTTCGACGTGGTCCTGAAGAACGACGTGCTGACGGCCAACCTGGTCGGAACCGTCTCCGTCAACACCACGTCGCCGAACGTCACCGGCACCAGCACCACCTTCGCCACGCACTTCCAGGCCGGCGAGTACTTCCGCGTCACCCACCAGGGCGGCACCGAGTACCGCCGCATCGTCACGGTCGGCAACAACACCCACCTGGTCCTGGCCACGGCCCCGACGTCGGCCAACGCCTCGGCGGTCTACGGAAAGCTGTACCCGGAGGGCATGCACGTCGACCTGAGCAAGGCGGCGGCCAACGTGGTCGTGACCAGCAACACGACCTTCGCCATCAACACCGACATGACCATCACCGGCGCGCTGTCCAGCACGGCCAACGTCGCGGTGTCCTACGAGGTCCTGAAGTACAACGCCTACCCAATCGAGAAGGACGTCCGCAAGGCCACCTGGGTCAAGATCGACTGCGCCAACAACGCGGCCACGAGCAAGGGCCCGTGGTGCCTCGGTCACCCGGACGTGTACTCGATAGACGCCGTCTACGTCGGAACGACCTACAGCACGACGAATACGGACGGCAAGGACTGGTTCGACCTCGACACCGGCCAGCGCGACACCCACTACGACCTGGCCCAGCTGCGAATCAAGCCGCAGCACGCGTCCAGGATCACCGGCTCGTCCAAGATCCTGGTCAAGATGAACCACTTCACGGCCAACGCCTCCGGCGGCGTCGGCTACTTCTGCGTCGACTCCTACCCGACCAGCAACGCGGCCAACAGCACGACCATCTCCGTCGCCGAGATCCCGCGCTACGTCGCGCAGGACGGGAACGCCTACGACCTCCGCAACAGCATCGACATGCGCCCGTGGAGGGCCAACACCGGCGCGATAGCGACGACCGAGGGCGCGGCCACGATCAACCCGGCCGTGGCCTCGAAGAACACCTACGTGTCCTCGACCGTCGGGTTCTCGCCTAAGCCGGACTCCAACTTCCAGGCGGACGTGGCCTACTACCTGCCGCGCCGCGACCTGGTGGTCGTCAACCGCGCCGGCGACTTCTCGGTCGTCAAGGGCGAGCCCGGGGAGTTCCCGAGGACGCCGAGGGCCGACAACGACGTCATGGTCGTCGCCAACACCTTCGTCCCGGCCTGGCCGTCCCTGACGCAGCGCGAGAGCGCCGCCCTGAACCGTCCGGACCTGAAGGTCAAGCACGCGGTGATCACCAACCGCCGCTTCACGATGCGCGACATCGGTGTCCTCGAGAGCCGCATTAAGCGCCTCGAGTACTACACCGTCCTGAACGCCGTCGAGCAGCGCGCCCGTGACTTCACCATCACCGACGTGAACGGCCTCGACCGCTTCAAGAACGGCATCTTCGCCGACCCGTTCAACAGCCACGACATCGGCAAGGTCACCGACTTCGAGTACAAGATCGCCATCGACGCCCGGTCGTCCGTGGCCAGGCCGTACTTCGAGCGCCACCCGGTCGACCTCGTCTACGTGGACGGCGAGTCGACGACGCAGAAGACCGGACACTCCGTCACCATCCCGTACTCGCACGAGTCCTACGTCGTGCAGCGCTTCGGCTCCAAGTTCAGGAACTGCTCCGAGTCCATCTGGCAGTGGTCCGGCAGGCTGACCCTCTACCCGGCCTTCGACGACCACGTCGACACGACCCAGCTGCCGAACCAGAACGTCACCATCGACCTCGCGTCGCCGTGGGAGGACTTCGCCAACTCGCCGTTCGGCAGCATGTTCGGCGACTGGACCACCACCGGGGCCAACACGTCCACCAGGAGCACGTCGACGCGCCTCGGTAACGGCGGCACCTCGACCACCACGACCAGGACCACCCGGACGACGCAGCAGCAGATCGTCCAGGAGCTGGTGGTCGACACCAACACGGTCAACTACGACCTGGGCACGTTCGTCAAGGACGTCACCAACGAGCCGTTCATCGAGCCACGCTTCATCTCGTTCATCGCGACCAACCTGAAGCCCAACACCAACGTCCACGTCTTCTTCGACGACGTCAACGTCGACGCGCACGTAGCGCCTGGAGACCTCGACCCCGACGTGCTCGACGTGGAGAGCGGGCGCGAGGACAAGATCCTGATCCGCACGGGCGCCTTCGGCACGCAGCTCACGAGCGACGCGCAGGGAATGGTCTACGGAATATTCTCCCTTCCGGCCGCCACGTTCCGCGTCGGGGACCGCGTCCTGCAGGTCTGCGACGTCGACGACATGACCACGGGCAAGGACGCCA